CGAGGCGCGGGCCAACGCTGCGCGCCGCGAGCGCTTCGGCGATCTCGTCCACCTGACCGGCATCAAGGGCCGCGTGAAGGTGAAGCGTGCGGGCCAGTTCGCGGAGGAGGTCGTCGGCTCCGAGGGCACCACACTCAACGCCGACGATCAGATCATCGTCACCAAGGGCGCAAGCGTCAGCCTAACATCCGACAGGGGCGGCACGCGTACGCTCAGCGGCGGCGGGGGGCAGATCCTGGCGTTCGCGGGGGCTGGTCGTGATACTCAGGGGAAGCGCAAGGAGATTCCACTCCGCTCCAACACCGGCCTGGTCCAGGCCACGCTAAGGAAGCAATGAACATTCAGGTAGTCAGCGGCCCGGCGTTCTCGAAGTTGGTGACGCAGGATGGCGACGACGTCTACCAGGCCGAGGTGGCGGTCGCGCTCGTCGAGCACCCGAGCTCAATCATCGCGGCCCCGACCAAGGTCAAGGCGCAGCAAGCCCGAATCTACGCGAGAGCCTGCAGTGTTACCGAGGCGCTTGCCAAGATGTGGGTCGCGGTCCAGGTCGCGGTCGATGCGGACAGTCCGACCGAGGACATTCAGAAGGCAATGAACGAACAGGTAGACGCGGCGAACTGATCGCCGAAGGAGGTTTCGATGCCGCAGCATGGACCGAAGGGTAGCCCGCACGGGAAGGTCAGGCCGGGTAGCGTGACGCCGAGGACCACGGTGAACCCGCCGAAGAAGACGAAGTGAGGACGGCCGTCGCTCGCTTGCTTTGCCTCGCGTTCGTTGTGGTGACCCTTGTGGGCTGCCCCGACAAAGACGGCAAGGGATACGCGGAGCCTCCGCCGGTCTACGAGGAGGTGCCACACGAGACCGATCCGCCGGCCGAGGAGCCCATCGAGGAGCCCGTCGAGGAAGGAGACGAGGGAGTGCTCATCATCGACACGGACTGGGACGACGCAGACCTCAACGCGGTCGACGACACCACGACCATCGACCCCGACGCGCTGCCCGAGAAGGACCTCGTGGACGAGGACATCAACTGATGCCGGGCATACTGAAGTTCGAGCCTCCCGAGCCGATCTCCATCAACGAGCAGCGCTTCAACGACCTCCTCGACCAGCTGCGCGACCAGATGCTCGACGCCTGCGCGGTCAAGACCAAGGAGCAGCTTGGTGCCGAGAGTAGGGATTCGATGATCCGCCATCATCACGAGATCCAGGACTTCTGCCGGGTGAAGAAGTGAGGATCCTAGGGACGATCGTGCAGGTCGTGTTCGTCGTGGCCTTCCTGTCCTTACTGGGCTACCTCGCCGTTGGCCTGGTCCAAGCCGACTTCAAGGTCTTCGGTGTGCCGACGCCGATCGAGTGTTGCTGCGAGGGGCACCCGTGAGCGTCCGAGTTGTAGTAAGGCTAAATCGGTCAACTCACGGCGTCGTCACGGCGGAGGTCACGATCAACCACGACGTCTATCTGCCGTACGACGTAGCCAAGCTGCCGATCGACCTGTACCTGGGGCTACTCGCGGAGCTCCCTGAACCAGAGCCTGAGGATGTCCACGCGGAGCCCTCCTTCGAGAACACGCACCGGCTGGTTGCCTCCACGCGTTGCGTCGAGATGCCGGACGGCACGACAGCGGCCGGGGTCTTGCCGTGAACCAGCCAGCCGAAGCGCTGTCGCCCGACGACCACATCCTCGAAGACGTTGGCGCGTTCTTCCAGGACCCGCTGGGCTACATCTTCTACGCCTGGGACTGGGGTAGCTCCGCGCAGACGCGCATCGTCAAGACACCTGAACCTTGGGCATCCAAGTACGACTGCGAATGGGGTATCGATGAGTGGTTCATCGTCTTCCTGCTCAAGCTGCAGGAGGAGATCAAGGCTCGGAACTTCGATCCCGACAACCCAAGGACCGTTCTACCAATCGACAGCGCGGTCAGCTCGGGCCACGGTATTGGCAAAAGCGCGGGAGTCGGGATGCTGGTGTCTTTCCTGCTGGACACGCGGCCTGGCTCGCACGGGATGGTCACGGCGAATACCGGCAACCAGTTGTCTACCAAGACCTGGCCGCAGATCAAGAAATGGAAGTCGTCCGCGATAACCGCACGCTTCTGGCGCATCCTGGAGCAGCGGATCGTTCACGTCTTCGGTGATGAGTACGGCTCGTGCGAGGCGGTGACCTGGGACGCGGCGAGGTCCGAGGCCTTCGCCGGGCAGCATGCGGTGGACGCGTCCTCCTTCTACATCAACGACGAGGCCTCCGCGATCAACGACATCATCAGCGAGGTGCAGCAGGGGGGCATGACCGATGGCGAGCCCTTCCGCTTCAGCTTCGGCAACAGGACGCGCAACACCGGCTTCTTCCATAAGATGTTTGGCCGCCGTAAGGCCCACTGCATCACCCAGTGCATCGATGCGCGTGAGGTGCAGATCACCAACAAGCCGCTCTTCGAGCAGTGGCTCGACGAGTATGGGGAGAACAGCGACTACTTCCGGGTACGTGTCCGTGGCCTGGAGCCCAAGGCCGCGGCCAACCAGCTGATCACCACCGAGATGGTGCTCAAGGCCATGCGCTCGGAGATCCCGGAGGTCGCCAACGACGAGGCCGTGGTAATGGGCATCGACGTGGCCCGCTCGCAGCTCGGGGATGAGAGTGTCATCCGCGTTCGGCGCGGCAAAGACGCGCGTACGCACCCGGCCAGAAACTTCCGCGGCAAGGACACGCACCAGCTGGCGTCGTTGGCTGCCGAGTATTGCTCGCAGCTGAAGGCAGTTGGCAACGAGGTGGACGCCATCTTCGTAGACGGCGGCGGCCTGGGTGCCGGCACTCTCGACCGGCTGATGCACCTCGGCTTCCCGGCGATCGAGGTGCTGTTCGGCGGTGAGGCGGACGACAAGGAGCGCTTCAAGCAGAAGGACGCGGAGATGTGGACGCGCATGCGCGCGTGGCTGCAGTCCGGCGGCGTGCTTGAGGACGACGTGAACCTCGAAGAGCAGCTGACGACCCGCCCGCACGATCACACGGACGACAACCGCCTGTACCTGTGGCCCAAGGACAAGTGCAAGCTGGATCTGGGCATCGAGTCCCCCGATCGGGCTGACGCGTTGGCGCTGACGTTCGCGTTCCACATTGCCCCGAAGGAACGCTACGGCATCAGCTGGGGCAAGAACGTGCATCACGAGTACGACCCGCTGGCAACGATGGAGGAGAGCTGATGGGAGGTTCGCCCAGTCTTCCGAGAGCGCCCAAGGCGCCGCCACCGCCCGCACTACCGATTGACCCGGCGGTGCTTGAGCGCCGGCGCAACGCCAGGAGCAAGCGCGGGAAAACGCAGACCCTGCTCACCGGCCCGCAGGGGGTCGTCAACCGCGGGATCATCAACACACCCACGCTGATGGGTGGCCTGCCGCTCGGCGGCTCCCTGGCGGTGTAATGGCTCACGTTGCGGCGGTAGCCGACAAGCGCAGGAGCGCCAAGCGATACATCAAGCGAGCGCAGGAGCTCCGCAGCAAGGCCTCGACCTACCGGGGCCACTGGAAGGACCTCGCGCAGTACATCTCGCCGCGTCGTGCGCGCTTCGAGTCCAGCGACATCACGCTCGCGGGCTCCAAGAAGAACAGCGCGATCATCAACAACACCGCCACCAGAGCCAAGCGCATCCTGGCCTCGGGGATGATGGCCGGCATCACGTCGCCGGCACGCCCCTGGTTCCGCCTGCGCGTCCGTGACTTCGAGCTCAACAAATCGAAGGCCGTGAAGCTGTGGCTGTCCGACGTCGAGCGCATCATCCTGGAGACCTTCGCGCGCACCAACTTCTACAACGGCCTGGCGCAGGTGTACGACGACCTGGCCGCCTTCGGCACGTCGGCGATGTTCATCGAGGAGCACCCGACCGAGATCATGCGCGTCTACGTCAAGCCCATCGGTTCCTACTACCTGGGGCTCGACGAGTACTACCGGGTCAACACTCTCTACAGCCAGCTGTCGCTCACCGTCGAGCAGCTGGTCCGCCGCTTCGGCATCGAGAACGTCTCCTCCTCGACGGCGAACCTGTGGAACCAGCAGGAGTACGACAAGCAGCGCGACGTGCTGCACGTCATCGAGCCCAACGACGAGATCATGCACGGCAACATCGACCGCACCGGCATGCCCTGGCGTTCGGTCTGGGTCGACACCGGCCTGCATCACGGGCAGCAGGGCGCCACGGCGTCGAGCGCCGACTCACGCGCCCAGGTGATCCTCAGTGAGGGCGGCTTCCAGGAGTTCCCCGCGGTCACGCCGCGTTGGAGCGTGACGGGGGAGGATGCCTACGGCAGCTCGCCCGGCATGGAGGCGCTCGGGGACATCAGGGCTCTGCAGCATGCGGAGCGCCGGCGGGCCCAGGCGCTCGACAAGGCGGTCACGCCGCCGATGGTCGGCCCGACGCTGCTGCGTAAGGCTCGCGTGTCGCTGCTGTCGGGCGACGTGACCTACGCCGACATCCCGGCAAGCAAGCAGGCCTTCCAGCCAGCGTACATGGTCGACCCCAAGCTCCAGCAGATGGGTGAGGAGCTGGCGCGGCACGAGCGCAGGATCAACGCGTCGTTTATGGCCGATATCTTCCTGATGCTCGCGATGTCACCGAGCCGGCAGCCGCCCACCGCGCGTCAGGTTGACGAGTTGCACGAAGAGAAGTTCCTGCAGTTGGGGCCGACTCTGGAGAGGCTGCAGGACGAGTTGCTCGACCCCGGCATCGACCGCACCTTCAACATCCTGTGGCGCCGAGGGCTGATACCTCCTCCGCCCGAGGAGCTGGAGGGCGTGAACGCGCGACCCGAGTACATCTCAATACTCGCGGCTGCGCAGAAGATGCTGGCGATCGTCGGTGTCGAGCGGCTCATTGTGTTCAACCAGACGCTCGCGCAGACTCACCCGGAGGCCGTGGACAAGCTGAACGCCGACAAGGCGATGGACGAGGTGCAGGAGCTCATCGGAGTCAACCCGGAGCTCGTGCGCTCGCAGAACGAGGTGGACGACCTCCGGGACGAGCGCGCTCAGCAGCAGTCCATCGCGCAGCAGGACGCGCAGCAGGCCAAGGACGCGGCGACGGCGGCGAAGACGATGACCGACGCCGCGCGGAACGTGGACGAGGCGCCGGACGGTGGCGTGACCAAGAACCTGCTCTCGATGTTCGGGCCCGGTGCCGTAGGAGGTCCGCCGAGTGCGTAAGGATCCGCCAACGATCGATGAGTCCAAGCAGAACAAGATGCGCAAGGATGGCGCGCTTGAGGACATGCGTGCCCAGCAGGACCTGCACGACGTGCTGACGCTGCCGCAGGGCCGCCGCGTGATGTACCGGGTGCTGGAGATGGCCGGCGTTGGCGTGTTCAACGCACCAGTCGAGGTGTTGGGGTCTCACCTGACAGACACCCACGCGACGTTCGAGATGCTGGGCTGGCGCAACCTCGGCACACAGCTGAAGCACGACTGGATGCAGCTGGAGCCGAATCTGTTCCGCAAGATGATGGACGAGGCCACCGCGCGGATGGGCGAGGACGTGATCAGGTCCCGCGCCGAGCAAGCCAAAACACCAGAACCGGAGGAAGAAGATGAGTCTTGATTGGTTGAGATTGATGCACGACGCCGACGACGCCGGGGGTGGCGGAGCCGACGACAAGCCAGCTGACGACGACAAGGGAACCGATGACAAACCTGCAGAAGGGGGAGACGCCGACGCCTCCCTCATGGGCGGCAAGTCCGCCGACGAGAAGGGCGATGACTCCGACGACGGTGGAGAGCCGAAAGGCGATGACTCCACGGGAGCGCCGGAGACGTACACGGAGTTCAAGGTCCCTGAGGGAACCAGCATCGACACCGAGCGCCTGGAGGCCGCGCAGGGGGCTTTCAAGGAGGCCGGCTTGACGCAGGGCCAGGCGCAGGCGGTTGTCGACATGGAGATCAAGGAGCTTGACAGGAAGAGGCAGGAGTGGGTGGCGACGTCGAAGAAGTGGCAAGACGAACTGAAGAAGCATCCCGACATCGGTGGAGCGGAGCTCCCCAAGTCGATCGAACGCGTGCGTAGTCTCATTCAGCGCGTCGCGGGAGATGACTTGGACGACGTCCGGGAGTTCTTCGACTCCACGGGCTACGGCAACTTCCCACCCCTTTTCAGAACACTTCACAAGCTGGCAGCGCTGATCAGTGAGGACGCGTTGCCCGGCAAAGGCGCGGGCGCCCCGGCGGGCGAACTGTCGGACGAGGACAAGCTGCGTCGGGACTACCCGACGATGTTCGACTCCGACGGGAAGCCTCTCCAGGCGGGGGTCGCGCGGTAGGAGCTCAGATAGATGGCAGTTGTAGGAGTAACCAACCCAACGCTGCTGGACCAAATCAAGCGGACGAACCCGGATGGTTCGATCGCCGACGTTGGCGAAGCGTTACAACAGAGGAATCCGGTCCTGCTGGACGCGACCGCGCTGGAGGGCAACCTCCCGACCGGCCACCGCATCACCATCAGAGACGGACTACCGTCTGTTGGCTACCGTCTGCTCAATCAGGGCATCACGAGTAGCAAGTCAACCACCATCCAGGTGGATGAGTCGGCTGCATTGCTGGAGGGACGATCCGAGGTGGACGTGGAGCTCGCCCGTCTGAACGGGAACGACGCTGCATTCCGCGCCTCCGAGGACGTCGCCTTCCTGCAGGCCATGAACCACCAGGCGATGTCGACGCTGTTCTACGGCAACACCAAGACGGACCCCGAGCAGTTCCACGGCTTCACGCCGCGGTACGACTCGTTGACCGGCGGGAACAACGACAACATCATCGACTTCGATGCGATCACCGGGGACGCTGGGTCCGGTGCGGACTCGAACTCGATCTGGATGATCTCCTGGTCACCGCAGACCTGCTTCATGATCTACCCCAAGGGTACGGTCGGCGGGCTGGATCGGCGTGACCTGGGCATCGACTACGTGAACGATGGCACCGCAGGCCAGGACTTCCTGGCGTACCGCACGCACTGGACGTGGAGGCTCGGCCTCGCGATCAAGG